ATTGGGAGTTTTTCATTTTATCTCCTATACATTGATTAATTTAGGATCATTAAAATTAGGAGCTTCACCGTTAAAGGTTGCAACTCTAAATTTTACATAACCTTTTTTAATTGCCAAAGTTTTAACTTTGTCAATTTCATTGCGATCATAGGAAGTATAAATAATACTTTCCAAATAATCAGGCTCATTCAATTTTAAACCATATAAAATAAATTCAGTTTTCATTTGACCGCCTTAGATCCTCAATTAAATGATGCTTTTTAAGTATTTTTAAAAATAACTTTTTAGATTTAAGAGGTAATTTTTTTAAATGTTTATCTGTTTTTCCTCTTGTATCTGTATATGTAAAGTTATCTAGCGCCTTTAATTGCTCGGATAGATTTTTCATGCGGATTCCTTTTTTATATAATATTGTGAATCAGGGCATGTTTTGAGCCAGTCTTTAGTTTCTAAAAGATCATCTAAAATTACATTTAATTGATCACAATAAATGTCTTTTTTAGTCTCAGTAACCCATTGTTTTTTAGATCTTTGAGTTAAACTAACATTGTATAGATCTATGCCATTTAAAATGATTTTTATAATTGGCTTAGCTCTTTGATCTAGTAGTTTCGTTGTTTTTTGAACTAAAAATTGTAGACCATATAAACCATTTTCATTAATGCACATATATTTGTGTGCGCCATAAGACCATAGTTTGCGCTGGTTAATTTGGCTTTTGATTGTTTTAGCAACCTGCATGTTATAGCCGGCATTATTCATATTGACTCCTTTTTTGTTAAAAATTTATTGAAGGTCCAATTATTAAAATGATGAGACTTCAACCTCTTGAGCCTTTTAAAAAATTCAAGCAGGTTGTTAGGCTTAGAGTCAAGATTATATAAACAACCTTGTAGTTGAGCTTGAATATTGTCTTTAAAATCCTGATCATTATTAAAATATTTTATTGAATAATGAGACAACCAGGTAAAAGCATCATTAAAGAATTGAGTCTTTGAGCTTTTAGTTTTAAAGGGATTATAGGTGTAATAGCCTGATCCTTTATTATCTATTTTAAAATCAATAGGCTTTAAATGTCCCATAGATCTATAAATTTCAAATTGAATAGGCTTATGTGTGCTTAGTTGATTCATGCTGCCTCCTGGTCCTTTAAAGGTTGAACTTCGCTAGCGCATAAAACGAGTCTTGAATTTTTATTTTTTGTATTAACAATAATAAATTCAAATAAATCTATTGAATAAGTTTTATTGATTTCAATAAATTTAATTTTACAATCTAACTTCGGTAGATAATAAATTTTATCTTTTATAAATTTATTCATGCAACCTCCTGAATTGATTTAATTTCTTTTTTAACTTCTTCAGGTATTGGAGTTGTCAACCAGGCAGAACCATATTGATATGGTTTACCCTCATAGATAAAAGACTTATCATTTAATAAATTGACTTTTTTTAGCTGCTCACACTCCCATGTGTAAGAATCTGCATTATCAGGCTTGATAATAGATTTTAAATATTCTTCTTGTTTGGGTGATCCAGCAGTACAATCATTTAAATGATATTGTTTCCAAATTTTATAAATTTTATTAAACAATTTATTATTTGGTATCATTTTTTTGATCTCATCTAAATTTTGACCGCCAGAATAGCAATCAGTTTTTAAATGATTCCAAATTGTTCCTGATGCTGAAAACTTTTCACCATCAAAATCAATTTCAACTTCTATTAAACAATTTTTTCTTCCATTGTTTAAATAGTCAACTTTGTCGAATTGTAATGTGTGATTCATTTTTCCTCTCTTTCTATTAATTAAGTTAATTTGAATCATAACTGGAATATGGACTAACGATAACAAAGTGTCAACAGATAAATTATAGATAAGAGATAATTATATTAACAAGAAACATAACCAGGAAGTGTTGCATAATTGCAACAGATAGGACCAATTAAGAACATTAAACGAACATATTAAACAATGGCAAGATACAACAAATACAACAAAGAAATTGAAGAAAAAATATTGGATAGATTAAGGCAGGGAGAGTCCATTAGGAAGATTACAAGTGATCCGGATATGGTTTCCTGGGCTACGTTTGCTAACAAATTAAAAGACAATGAAAAGCTAGTTGAAAAATATTACAATTCTAAAAAAATCGGTATTGAAATTATAATATCGGCAGCGCATGATAAACTACTGGAGGCTATTAAGAACTTAGAAAATGGAGAGAAGAAGGGTGATCTCTCTTATTCTCACTTAATTAAAGAGATGCAATCAAACGCCAAATGGCTTTCCAGTGTGTTAGCTCCTGGAAGGTATTCAAAAAGTGATAAACTTTCAATATCTGGAAGTGATAAACCTTTGACAATTAAATGGGAGAAGTGACAAAACACCAAGCATTCATTGGCTTGTTGATGTTGTTGTTTCAAATTATAAACAACCATTGACACACTGTGATTATAGCAGCAAACCGGAACTATTAAGAAAAAATATAGATCCTTCAACATTTATTAAACAAATTGCATACTTTTCGACATACCTAGATTAAAAAAGATAAGAAAAACAAGGATAATTGACCCAGACTCACTGATTATGAATCAGTTGTTAATAATTTATTGAAAAAACTACCAGATTTTGGGGGGTTTTTAGCGAGGCACACCATCAAAAAAAAATTTGACGGTTGTTTAATATCAATAGGACTCATACACAAACAGACAAGGAAAATTTAATGATCGGATCAGAAGGAAACTACCCAACCATCGTTTATGTGCTGGAAAGCAGCAACACTGTGATCGTTCACTTCGGAGGTTTCAACGACAAGGAAGAAGCCCAGAAGTTTAGCCACCACATTGCCAGCGAACTAGGTATTGATCCTTCTTATGTTCCGCCTGGAACCACCCTGCACTAATCAGGGGGTTTTGTTTTAAATGCCGGAAATTATCATTCCCTACAAACCAAGAGAATTGCAAAAATTTTTGCATGATAAAATTGATAAGAGCCGGTTTTCAGTTTTAGTCCTGCACAGAAGGGCAGGCAAAACAGTCATGTGCATCAACCACATGATACGAGCTGCCTTGACCAGCCCACAGACTAATGCAAGGTATGCCTTTGTAGCACCGACATTCAAGCAGGGCAAAGCCACAGCATGGGATTACATCAAGACCTATGCCGGCAAAATACCAGGAACGAAATTTAACGAATCTGAATTAAGATGCGACCTTCCGAATGGTTCAAGAATTACCATCCTTGGAGGAGAGAACGACCAGGGCATCAGGGGAATATTTTTAGACGGATGCGTTCTGGATGAATCCCAGAATATTAATCCCAATCTGTTTCCTGAAATCATCAGACCTGCCTTGGCGGACCGCAAGGGTTGGTGCGTATTTATTGGCACTCCCAAGGGAAGAAATTATTTTTACGAATTGCACCAGAAGGCAAAATCGGACAAGGATTGGTACACCTGCGTTTTCAAGGCAAGCCAGACAAAAATTCTTGACGATGGCGAACTCAGGGCGGCACAATCGGTGATGTCCGAGGATTTGTACGATCAGGAATTTGAATGTTCCTTTCAGGCGGCAATTACCGGCTCCTACTACGGAGCCATTATTGAGGAGCTTGAATCGCAGAAAAGAATTGCAGAGGTTCCCCATGATGAATATCTTGATGTGGAAACCTGGTGGGATCTTGGCATGAACGACCAGACCGCCATTTGGTTTGTGCAAAGGAACCGAGGGCAGATCAGGTTGATCGACTATTACGAAAATGCAGGCGAAGGACTGGATCACTATTCCCATATCCTTGACCAGCAGGGTTTTGATTATTCAAAGCACATAGCTCCCTTCGACATTAAGGTCAGGGAACTGGGTGCGTTTGGGAAATCAAGACTTGAAAGTGCGTTGGAACTGGGCATCTCGTTTGAGGTGGCTCCCAAATTATCAATTGAAGATGGCATTGAAGCGGTTAGAAAGGGCTTATCGAAATGCTGGTTTGACAAAAACAAGTGCCAAAAAGGAATTGAATATTTGAAAGCCTATCAAAAACGGTGGGATGAAAAAAACCAATGCTTCAGAAACAAGCCCATGCACAATTATGCCTCGCACTGTGCAGATGCCTTTAGGACCGGCATTGTCGGAGAGGGTGCGGAATTAACCAATTGGAAAAAGCATATTCCGGTCAATACAAATTATATAGTTTAATATGGCAAAAATATCAGATATAGAATTAAGATCAATTATTAGCGGAGAGATTAACAACGCCTTGGGATTTATGGGCGGCAGCCTTTCCTCTCAAAGAAAAAAATCACTGGAATATTATCTGGGTGAAAAGCTGGGAACGGAAATTGACGGAAGAAGCCAGGTCATCTCAACCGATGTGGCGGACACCGTTGAAACCATTCTGCCAAACCTGCTAAGAATTTTTACAGCCTCTAACAATGTGGTTCGCTGCGAGCCGGTTAAGGCGGAAGATGTGGCGTTGGCGGATCAGGCAACGAATTATATTAACTATGTTTTCAATAAGGACAATTCAGGTTTTTCAATATTGTACACCTGGTTCAAGGATGCCCTTCTTGAAAAGAACGGAATTGTAAAAGTCTTTTGGGATGAAAGCCAGAAGGTTGAATACGAAACTTATAAGAATTTAAGCGATACGGACTATCAACTGCTTCTTAATGACGACAGCATTGAAGTGGTTGACGAAGAGGAGTTTGAAGATGAGAAGGCAAAAGAACAACTGCAACAGGTTCAGGCTTTGGCTGAAGCACAAGGTCAGGTTATTGAAACGGAGACTCCGAAAATACATAACTGCAAGATCAAAAGAACTCACAAGTTTGGTCGAGTCAAAATAGAAAATGTTCCTCCAGAGGAATTTCTAATTGCAAAAAGTGCAAAGACCATAGAGGATGCGAATTTTGTCGCCCACAAAGTTTATAAAACTAGAAGCGAACTCATTGAAATGGGTTTCGACAAAGAGGTGGTAGAACAACTTCCATCCTCACAAAATGTATTGCACAACAGCGAAAAACTTACCAGATTTAGTGATATTGATAAAAGTCCGTTCAATCATGCAACCGATAAATCAACGGAACAGGTTGAAATTTACGAATGCTATCTCAGAATGGATTATGACGGTGATGGAATTGCGGAATTAAGGAAGGTTTGCGTAGGCGGTAAAGGCACATCGGATATTCTTGAAAATACAGAAGTGGATTCCATGCCTTTCTGCTCTTTAACGCCCATTCCAATGCCTCACAGATTTTACGGAAGATCGGTTTCTGAACTGGTCGAGGATATTCAACTGGTTAAATCAACGGTCATGCGGCAATTGCTGGACAATATGTATTTAACCAACAACAACAGGGTTGCGATCATGGATGGCATGGTCAACCTTGATGATTTGCTGACTTCAAGACCTGGGGGAGTGGTTAGAACAAAACAGCCGCCTAGCCAGGTGATGATGCCGATGCAATCGCAAACGATTTCGCAGCAGGCATTTCCATTATTGGAATACCTGGACACCGTTAGGGAAACCAGAACCGGTGTTACAAGATACGCACAAGGGCTGGATGCGGACAGTTTGAATAAAACGGCTACAGGAATTAATACCCTGATGACTCAGACGCAAATGCGTATGGAGCTGATTGCAAGAATTTTTTCTGAAACAGGGGTTAAGGAATTATTTAGAAAAATATTTGAATTAACGGTTAAATACCAGGACAAGGAAAGAATTGTTCAGCTTAACAATCAGTTTGTTCCGGTCAGACCTACGGAATGGAAGGACCGATACAACATTACCATTGTGGTTGGACTTGGAAGCGGATCTAAGGATCAGCAACTGGTGATACTGAATAATATTCTGGAAAGGCAACTCCAGGCGTTCAAGCTACAGGGCGGTCAGGAATATCCTATGGTGTCCTTAAAGAATATTTATAATACATTGTCGAAAGTCATTGAAAATGCAGGATTGAAGAATGTGGAAAATTATTTTGTTGATCCTGATGTTGGCAAGCAATTAGTTCAGCCGCCACCACCTCCACCATTGACACCGATTGAAAAAATTGAATTTACAAGAATACAATCCGAGGAGAAAAGAAAGGTTGCCGAACTTGAACTGGAAGGTAAAAAACTCAAAGCAGAAACGGCAGAGGCTATTCTTGGCTTTGAAACCAAGATGAAGGAAATGGAATTAAAATACAACACCCAGCTCGATACCGCCAAGATTAAAGCGGATGCCGATCTGGATAAATTGGTAACATCCAATAGAAATAAAACTTTTTTAGAAGCCCAAAAATCTTCAGACATACTGGAACAGCAGGTACAGAATCTAAATGAACAAAGACGAGGAAACGAAGTTAAGCAAGGAAGTCAGTAGGGCGAATAACGCTAGACAACTTTTAAATAATAGTTTATTCAAAGAGTCGCTAGACAAATTAAAAGAATTATATAATCAAAGCCTATTAAACACCGGAGCAAAAGAGGTTGAAACCAGGGAGAAACTCTGGCAAGCCTATCAAATTGTCGGTATATTTGAACGGCATATTACAGAAATTATTGATACAGGAAAATTAGCCACAAAACAGTTGGATGATTTTCGCAAATCTATCAAAGCAACGAAATTCTAATCAGTCTGGTTAGGATAGCCAACCCATTTTATCTGGGAGCTTTAACCAACAAAGGAGCATAATATCATGTCAGACAATCAAGCTAACCCCACTAAGGGAGCTGAAACTGATTTGCAAAAAGCTGCAAAATCAATTTCAGGGCTTTTATCACCGGAAACGGAAGTGAAGCCTAAAGAAAAAGATGTAAAACCCATAACAGAAGAAGCCAAACCAACTTCTGCTGAACCGATACAACAGGAATCTTCCAAGGAAGAACAGCCTGCGGAACAGGAAACAAAACCGGAAACGGAATCGCAAGAGGAAGTTTCTGAACAAGAAGTATCTCAAGAACAAACACAAGAGATTCAACAAGAACAGGATTCCACCCACAAGGTAAAAGTTGCAGGTCAAGAATTCAATGTTAGCTTAGACGAATTAAAAAACGGTTACTCAAGAGATGCCGACTATAGACGAAAGACAGAAGAACTAGCTTTGGACAAAAAGCAGTTTCAGTCCGAGTCTGAAAAGCAAAGGCAAAACTATTCCTCTAAACTGGAGGAGTTGAACAGGTTTAACACCATTGCCCAGCAACAGCTAACTGAAGAATTCAATTCTTCAAATTTAGACAAGTTGTATGAAGAAGATCCTGTGGAAGCAACGAAGATCAAGCATCGTTTGGACAAAAAGCAATTACAATTAAATCATGCGATGCAAACCCTTCAGGAACGCCATAGGAAAGAACGCAACGACATAATCGAAAAGGAAGGTCGTTCTCTGGTTTTAAAAATGCCGGAATTTAACGACAAGCAAAAATCTATGTCAATAAGAAACGAGATGAGAAATTTTTTATCATCTCAGGGATTTAATAATTATGAAATTGATTCCATTATTGACCATAGGCAGGTTATGATCGTCAACGATGCCATGAAGTATCGCAATATGCTGAAGTCGAAACCGAATTTAGCAAAAAAGATTACCAAGCCTGGCAAAGTTTTTTCTTCAGGGGTGAAAAGTGATAAAGCCGACATCAATCTCCAAAAGCGAAAGGAAAAGTTAGGTCGTCTGAAAAAATCTGGAAACATCAAAGATGCAACCAGTATATTTTTGGACATGATTAACAATAAACAACAATAACTTAGGAGAAAAAATATATGGCACAGGTAAGCAATACATATAGTACCTATGATGCTGTTGGCGAAAGAGAAGATCTGTCTAATGTAATTTATAACATTAGTCCGACTGACACTCCTTTCATGTCTGCAATTGCGAAAGCAAAAGCTAGTTTTACAAACCATGAATGGCAAAAAGACTCTTTAGCCGCTGCGTCAGGTGCAAATGCTGCAATTGAAGGTAACGAAGTTACTTTCTCAGCACCAACTGCAACTACTAGACTTGGAAACTATTCTCAGATTGCAGTTAAATCTGTCATCGTTTCTGGTACATTGGAAGCAACTAATAAAGCTGGTCGTAACAACGAACTAGCTTATCAAATCTCAAAGGCTTCAAAAGAGCTTAAAAGAGATATGGAAACTTCTTTATGTGCTAACAACGCTAAAGTGGCAGGTAACGACTCAACTGCAAGAGAACTAGGTGGCGTAGAATCATGGATAGCATCTAACGATGTTATGTCGGCTGCTGGTAATCCAGCATCACCAACAGGCGATGGTTCTGATGCAAGAACTGATGGAACACAGAGGGCATTCACAGAAGCTCAATTAAAAGCAGCGTTAAAGCTGGTTTGGGATTCTGGTGGAGATCCAACGATGCTTCAAGTAGGCTCTTTCAACAAGCAAAAACTATCTGGCTTTACAGGTGGATCAACAAGATTCGATCCGGCTGAAAACAAAAGATTAGTTGCAGCAGTAGATGTGTACGAAAGTGATTTCGGTGCATTGACTGTAGCTCCAAACAGATTCTCACCATCAAGATCGCTTCACATTATCACACCTGATCTGTGGGCGATTGCGTTTTTGAGAGACTTCCAATTGGATGACCTTGCGAAAACTGGAGATGCTCAAAAGCAATTCCTATTAGCAGAATACACTCTGGAATCCAGAAATGAAGCTGCTTCAGGCGGAGTTTTTGATT